GAGTTTGAAACAGCCGCAGAAGTCCCAGCGGCCCCAGTCGTCGTCGTACCTGCGGCAACCGTAGCAGCCGTCCCTGTTGCGCCCCTAGGGATAGTGAAATTTAATGTGGCAGCAGAAGAAGTTCCCGAGTTTGAAACAGCCGCAGAGGTGCCCGCTGCTCCAGTCGTCGTTGTACCCACTGCGACCGTAGCAGCCGTCCCAGTCGCGCCTACGTCTCCTCTGGGTAAAATGAAATTTAATGTGGCAGCAGAAGAAGTCCCCGAGTTTGAAACAGCCGCAGAAGTCCCAGCGGAACCAGTTGTTGTCGTCCCAACTGCAACAGTTGCAGCATTTCCTGTAACCCCCTTCAAGGAGGCAACCCATGCCGCCTCAGAAAAAGCATAGCCACCATCAACCGCAGACTGGTACGCACTCTTTCCAGTCGCCCCAACCGCGCCACTTACACCGTCCACCCCTTTAGGAATGGTGAAATTTAAAGTGGCAGCAGAAGAAGTTCCCGAGTTTGAAACAATAGCAGATGTGCCCGCCGCCCCAGTCGTCGTCGTACCCACTGCGACCGTCGCAGCCGTTCCAGCGGCTCCAGTCAAACCAGTCTCCCCGATAGGGCCAACAAACCCGACACCGACCTCGACCCAGTAGCCGTCAGTAAAAATATACTCACGGAGATTGGTCGTGTCTGCCCATCGGAGCCCTTCGAGTGGCGCAAAGGGAGCCGTGTCAGAATAAACAATCTCCTTGGAAGGAGCGGCGGTCAACTGACCTGAAATAGGGTTGAGTAAAAATCTCATACTACTGAAATAAGTTTTCCACTGGTATCGTAAGTAAGATTAACTACTACAGCTACGGTGCCCGACTTGGTATAAGTTACTTTTGTAGGCCCATAAGGCCCGTTTGTAATTGCTGTAGAATACCCATTCATAGGGCTATAATTGTCAGTGCTCACGACAGGCACTCGTCCACTCACCAAATTGGGAAGCTTGGTATTAAGGATCGTTTGTGTTTCGTCACTCTCCAGCTTGGCCTCAGTTTTGAACGCCGTAAGTATCGTTTGAGTATCGTCAAACTCTGTCTGAAGGAGTGTCTGCGTTTGGTCGCTCTCAGCTTTGATCTCTGCTCGGAATGCCGCTAGGTCAGTCTGCGTCTGGTCGAACTCCGTCTGAAGGAGCGTTTGCGTTTGGTCACTCTCCGCTTTGACTTCAGCGCGGAATGCCGCTAGGTCAGTCTGCGTCTGGTCGAACTCCGTCTGAAGGAGCATTTGCGTTTGGTCACTCTCCGATTTGACTTCAGCGCGGAATGCCGCTAGGTCAGTCTGCGTCTGGTCAAACTCCGTCTGAAGGAGCGTCTGCGTTTGGTCGCTCTCAGCTTTGACTTCAGCTCGGAACGCCGCTATGGCGGTCTGCGTCTGGTCAAACTCCGTCTGAAGTAGCGTCTGCGTTTGGTCGCTCTCAGCTTTGACTTCAGCTCGGAATGCCGCTAGGTCAGTCTGCGTCTGGTCAAACTCCGCCTGAAGGAGCGTCTGCGTTTGGTCGCTCTCCGCTTTGACTTCCACTTGAAAGGCGGTGAGCTGGACTTGCGTTGCGTCAAACTCAGTCTGAAGGAGAGCCTGCGTCTCATCACTTTCAACCTTAATGAGCTTCCCTAGGTCAACTCCATCTTCGTAAAAAACTGAAACTGCATCAGTATTTTGGTGTTTATCGCAGTCTTTGTAATCGGCAAAATGGATGACTGTGTCGGTCCCGATAGCCATGTTCGGCCATACTGTCGATGTGGAGGGGGCTCGAACGACTGTGGTGATTAGCGCAGGGTCGTCGATAGAAAAATTGTGGTAAACGTATCCTACGGTAGCATTTACGACGAGAAGAACTCTATCAGGCGTCAACTGGATGTCGTGAAGCGTAACCGTCCGTGCGGCTATGTCTAAGCTTATTGGTCCTTTGAATTGCTGTTTCATACGCCTCCTAATGCAATTGAGAGCGCCATCACTGAAGCTCTACTCATTTCTCCTTGGCGACCGACTGGCCCCGCAGGACCTACGAAACCGCGATCTCCACGGTCGCCTTTGTCCCCCTTTACGCCGTCAAAACCTTGGACTCCAGCGGGGCCGATAGGTCCAGGTAGCCCCACATCACCGCGAGGGCCTTGAGGTCCAGTATTGCCCCTAGGGCCGACAGCGCCAGTAACTCCATCAGGGCCTCTAACGCCTTGAGGGCCAATAGGGCCTTCAACTCCTCGAGGGCCGACCGAACCAGGCGACCCTTGAGCGCCTTGGGGCCCAGTAACGGAATCGCCTTTTGGGCCTTGCAGCCCTCTAGGGCCTTGAACGCCTGGAATACCCTGTGCTCCAGCGGCCCCATTCGCCCCAGCTTCGCCTTTATCGCCTTTAGGTCCAGTGTCACCAATAGGCCCAACTAACCCCTGCAACCCTCTAGGGCCTTGAGGTCCAGTTAAACCCGTTCCGATGATCTCAATGATGTCGCTCACGCTGTCACCTCCGACACGACTACGGCTGTGCCTCTTAGGAGCTTTCTAACAACGCTACCAAAAACAATCTCAATGTCGTACACAAAGTTACCAGCAGGGATAGATGCGGTCTCTTCAGGCGTTAATTCCAGAGAAACGGTACCCTGGGTACCGCCCAATAAAATACGGCTATTGGTGTTCGTTAGCTCAAAAATAACGGCTGAACGAGGGGCTCGGCGCAACTGCATGCGGGCCGTAGCTCCCGTCAAATTCATAACGGTGCCGTCCACTTTCCATCGAAATTGCATTTGAAAAGTGCTGCCTTGCTCAATAGTAAGTGGGTATTCAGTGGACTCCATTTAATAACCTGAAAGGTTAATACACCTTATGGAGTTAAAAGACAAGGGGTATTTCGCCTAGGGGCAAACTTTTTATCCATCATACGCCGCCAAGTCGTTCCAGCTCGATTTCCATTTCCACCTTCCTGCGGGGGGCGAAGTCCCAGCCGCTCACGAACCGTTTCGAGAAGAACGAATGCCGCATCCGCAATGTCGGGGGATCGGCCCATGCGGGATTTCATATCCGCTTTCGGCTCGACGCAGAGTTTCATGCCCCCCGACTTTCGGGTTTCAAAGTTTCGCGCTGTCATCTCTTGAGCAAGGTCGGGGCCAATTCCTCGAAGTTGACCATTCTGCAAATACTCCTTTGCCCCGAACCAAAGTTCCGTGACGCGGTTGATATACTTGTCTTTTGACAAAGTCGAGTCATAGGCGGACAGGGGACGCTCGGTAGGCGACCCTCCAAAATGGACTCGCAAAAATTCATTGCTTCCAAGAACCCGTGACAAAGCGTCACAGAATGGAACGCCGCCGCCCGTGACATCAACCCCGACATATTGCATCCTGATCCGTTCCCGATCCAATATCGCTGCAATCTTTTGGGCCACTTGAAAAGTGCGCGGGTCTTTAGAGGACGCATCATCTTCGATGTAATGGAAGGTATCAAATGATACCTGCTCGTTGCCGTCTCTATTAAGTCCGTAACTGCCGACATAAAGAACGCAACGGTCGCCACCCGAAACAAACGAGGGGTCAATCCCCGCGATACGCGTCGTCGCACCCTGCCAGACCGGAGGTTGGTCGCCCTTGAACTTGATAATCTCGCTCTCAGAGTAGATCGCCTTAGAAACTCCTTGCGGAGGCCAAAAGCCCCTGAAGTCGCGCCAGAACATCGGGGAGTCCTCACCCAGCCGCTCCACCGCATCATCGATCTTCTCGAACTTTTGAATAGGCCAGAGATTTTCGCGGGCGATGTAGTTTGGATTTCGCATCGCGTCGAAATGTAAGCAAACCCCACCCAGCTTGGTTTCCCACCTATCATCGTTGACCGATACCGAAGACCACCCATCTTTCGGTTCAACGAACTTTCCAAACGGATCGTAGTAACTAACAGGGTTTGCCGCCGCGCAGATGTGGAGAACCGCATTGTTGCTCAAGTTGGAGATCGCCGTATCAAGGAGCGAGTGTGACAACTCCGACAACTCATCCGCTGCTAGAAAGACTCGTGGGGCTTTCATGCCTCGCATTTTTCCCGTTACTTCATTTGTTTTCTTGGCTTCAGCAGGGATCAAATAAATTCCAGCTTGCTCCATTCGAGCGCCGTCTCGCATAACATAAATCGCCGGAGTCGGAGTATCCGTGAGCTTCGCAGGGGCAACAGCCTTAATCGCGGGCCAGTATCTTTGCACCGCACCCCACACACGCTTCTTGGAATCACGGATCGAAGTTGAGGTCAGAAGCCCGAGCGTGTGGTACGGAGCCGCAAGCCAGTTGAGTAAAATCCACACCGCCATGAAGTCAGATTTGCCCGAGGAGCCGCAGCCAGCGAACCCGACGAATTGGCTGGTGCAACATTCATGGAGCATGGAGTCAGCCCAAGGGTGCCAAACAAAAGGCTCCGAACTTTTCGAGAAAAACATTTGAGCGGCCCGACGAAAATTGTCTTCACGGAGCGTTCCGTCTGGGGCGATGCTACGATAAGCATGAAGTTCAATCGTCCAATCGGCGGTACCTGGAGGGTAAACAAAACCGTATCTAACTATGCTACCTTTTGGGATTGGCGTCTTTCCGTCATCGACAAAGGTTCCCGAACTTTTTTTGAACATCTGGGGACAACCTAGGTCTAACTTGGTTCAAGGTCAAATACGACTTTGCAAAACCATTGATCTATAAACTATTTATACAAAACCGTAAGCGATTTCGAATCCCGTATGCGCTGCCATTTTTTGTCCCAAATTTTCTGGGACAAAATCTCCACTTACTAGGTAAAGCTACGGGTTTTTTCAGTTGCGGTTGTATAAAACTGTATTAGGTTAATACACCCAATAACACGTTTTGTCCCAACTTTTGGGACAGAATTACAAAACAAAAACGAACTGAAAAATGAAAATACAGACTGAAAAACCTGACGCCAAAACAACAATTTTAAAATGCGGTCACGCACTTGTTCGGATCAGCAAACTAGATCGAGGGCCTTACACAACACACCGACTGGCATGGAAAGTCGGGAAGAAAACTTTTCGCAGGAGCTACAATTCCGAAGCTTCGGCACTCGCAGAAGCGGATAGAATTGTGAGGCACCTCGCAACCTGTGACGGAAGCGTAACGGCCCTGAGCGGGCAGGACGTGTCTTACTTCAACGAATGCAAGGAGCGTCTAGGATCAACGCCGATGCACGTTGCGGTTGAGTTTTATTTGAAGTTCCATGAGCGCACCTCGCAGAACCCGCATACTTTTTCCGAAGTGTGGGATTTGTGGTACGCGAAAGCCGAAGAACGCCAGCTATCCTCGCGCTACTACCAGACCCTCCGAAATCACCGGAATGCTTGGGAGCCTGAATTCGGAAAACGCTTCATAGATACTATCGCGTCGGAAGAGTATCTGTCCTTCTTGAGCCGCTCAAAATATAGTCCGAAGAGTAAACGAAACCTTTTTGGCACTCTCTCATCGTTACTGCGGTGGGCGGCGAAAAAGAATCAGAGATTCATATCGCAGGACAAAACTGAAATGGAGACTAACTTTCCATCAGAGAAAGAAGTGACCCCCGAGTTCTACACGCCTGACGAGCTGTGCGCTATATTCGCGGCTACTGAACCCAGGTTCTTAGCCTATACCGCTCTGATGGCTTTTGGCGGGACTAGAAGGTCGGAGGCTAGTAGTCGGAAGCTCACCAGAAAAAATATTCTGTTCGCGGAAAGAATGATTCGGCTCGGGCCGGAGATAACTAAGACGGGAACCGGTAGAGCACTCAATATTCCCGATAACCTGCAAGTTTGGCTTGATAGATTCGCGCCTGAAAAAGGACCGATTGCAAAGATAATAAAAATAACGCCGCCAGACGCAGACACGCTCAAGCTGTGCGGAGTTGAAACAAAAGATAACGCGCTCCGTCACTCGTTTTGCAGCTACCATATCGCACTCCATCGGAACTCCGAGCTGACATCAGAGGTAGCGGGCAATAGCGTTGATATGCTCAAAAAACACTACAAGGCGCTTGTATCCACGGTTGCAGCGGAACAGTGGTTCAACATCACCCCCGATGTAGTTCGCCAATATGCCAAGAAAAAAAGGATCGCTTTAGCGTGGTAAAAGATTTTAGTTTTATGCGCCTAAAACTATTCGATTAAAAAAACCCAAAAAAAAGATTGAACACCTGTGCAGGCATGGTGTCTAAGATAATAACCCAACTTAACCGATTGGCGGGAAAGACAGCGGGGCCAATAACAACTAACCAACAAACTGAAATAAAATGCCGAATAAATTGCGAGAAGGCACGCTCCGCGTGTCATACGTCGAATCAAAGCTAAACAATAAAGCAATCACACTCCTTGCAGGAGCAAAAGGGGTAACAATTAGTGCGCTAATCAGGCAGGCAGTAGTGGACTTCTTGAAAAAAGAAGACCCGAGTGGAGAAACAATCGCGCTCGCAAAACATTTGATTGAGAAGCAATCAGACAGCCCCGATGAGCGAGTTGTTGAGTCTTTAGACTTAGCGACACTCGAACGCTTAAAAAAAATTGCTATGCTCGGAAGATAAGCCGTTAAATAAACCCCACCCGCCACTTTAATGTGAATTATTAACCCTCACAGGGCGGTAAACTAGACTAGATAAATATATGACAAAAATAACCATCGCCGTAAACTCAACAATCCATGAAAAACTTACCCTCCTCGCTCAAAATAACGGCGTTGAAATCGAAGTTTTAGCTGCGGAATTTGTAGAAGATATGGTTGAATCCGCATCCGCTGACCCCGAATTGCAGGGTGAATATAAAGGTGAATATATTGCAGTTGCGTAATAACCGTATAAGCATTGTATTAAGATGGTGGGGGTAACTCCCCCACCCACCATAAAATATGACACTCACACTCGAATGCAGTTCGTTCACCGCAACCCCTCTGGGAGACGGTAAAATAAGCCTAGAAGTAAAAGGGGCTTCCCCAAAAGGGAAAGATGCCGAAGCTTCATACGAAGCGGAGGCAGCAATAGAGCGGTTGAGCGAGTTGCTCGGGAGAAAAGTTTCCCGTGGCAACCTTGCCTACTGGCGCGACAACATGCACCTTCCTTACCGAAAGCTGGGATTAAAAAAGTTCGTCTACAAAGAGGCTGACCTTACCAAGTGGGCTAAAGGCCAGTCCAAATGTAATAACCACATCACCGCATGGGAAAAATAAATTCACGAGCGAAAGGTGCTAGGGGCGAGCGGGAGCTTGCCTCTTTTCTGACCGATGAGGGGTTCCCTGCCAAACGCGGAGTCCAATTCAGCCAAGGGCGATTCGGACTAACTGGAGATGACGTCATTTGCGACTCCCTCCCACTGCATATCGAATGCAAGCGCGTCGAGGCGGGGAACCCCTATGTGTGGCTCGAACAGGCGGTGAGAGACGCCAAAGAAGGGAAAATTCCTACCGTTTTCCACAAGCGCAACGACCATGGATGGATCGTCGTTCTTCGCGCTGAAGACTTTATTTCCATCCTCCGTGAATCATCCCTAGTTAAATGAACAGCATCCTCGAAACAGCAATGGAAGTGACGACGGGCGATCGTCGTCGCGATTACGACAAAGCGACCTCAAACCACCAAAGAATCGCTGACGGGTGGAACTGGTATATCAAAGCGCGGAAAGAGCCAGAGGCTCCGCTATCCGCTCTGGACGTGGCTCACATGATGATCGTTCTCAAAATGGCACGCGCTTGTTACACCCCAACACGTGACACCTACGTTGATATTGCAGGCTACGCCAAATGCAGTTCGCAGATTTCTAAATTCGAGGAAGAATGAAATTTACCCTCTACCCGTTTCAACAAGAAGCGGTGGAAAAAAACCTCAAAAGCCTTGATGCAAACGGTGCCTCTTTAGAGGCGACTGGATGCGGCGGAGGAAAAACCATCATCGCGTGTGAAGTCGCTCGGCGCTATGCGCTGCCAGTTGGAGTGATCTGCCCCAAAAGCGTCAAAGCCAAGTGGCAAGCCACTCTGGAGTCGTTTGGCATTGAACCCGTGTTCGTCGAGAACCCCGAAAAGCTCCGTACCGGAAACACCGCATGGTTAAAAAAAGTGGGTACTAATTTTAAATGGGTTCCCGAATCGCTCCTTCTCATCGTGGATGAAGTTCACATGTGCGCGGGCATGAAAAGCGCCAATGGAAAGATGCTCGAAGCCTCTCCCTACCGTACTCTCATGCTTTCGGCAACAGCCGCAGAGAGCCCGCTCCGAATGAAAAGCATTGGTGTGAAGCTAGGGCTATTTCACTCACGTCAATTCTGGAACTGGGCAGCTCACATGGGAGCTGAACGGGGTCAATGGGGCGGGCTAGAATGGGACCCGAAGGTAAAAGAAAACAAACTGCGGATGCAGCACCTCCACGATTCTGTGTTCACCACTCGCGGCAACAGAACGCCTGACGCAGTGTTGAGCGAGCAGCTCCCAGACCTCACACTTTCAGACGAACCCATTTTCATCTCACCACTCGATCGTGAAGAAATTCATAAGCTCTACTCAGAGATGGTGGACCTCGAAGACCCCGCTGCTGTGAAGAACCTCCGGCAGCGCCAAGCAATCGAACTCATCAAGGTTCCATACCTCGTCGAGCGTGCAGCAGCAATCGTGGAAGACGGAGGCAGTGCAGTCCTGTTCCTCAATTTCCATGCTTCCATTGATCTTGCTTCAAAGCTTCTTGGCGACATCTCCGAAACAATAGACGGGAGGGTGTCGCAGAATATGCGACAGTTGAGCCGCGATAAATTCCAGGCAAATATCCTACGTTGTCTCGTCATTCAAATCGGCGCTGGGGGCCAATCTATCGACCTCCACGACGTTCACGGTAACGCTCCACGCACTGCTCTTATCTGCCCACAATTTAGCGGAACCGCAGAGGAACAAGCAATCGGTCGTATCCGACGATTTGGTGGAAAGAACCGTGCATTGGTTCTCCGATTATTTGTCTCGGGGACCGTTGAGCAAGCAGCACTGCACCTCACAGCCCACAAGCGAGAGAACACAACAATTTTTAACGAAGGAATTATGTCAGACACAACACAACAACGCGACGTGAGAGAAGTCTCGCTCGCCCTAGCAGAAAACAACGAGAGAGAACACGCCGAACATTCGCCGTCCTCTCTGAAAGAAAAAGCGAAATGCCCAGGCTTTCGTAATGACCAAACCCGCGACACCACAGCAGCAGATAGAGGCTCCCTAGGGCACCTTGCCGTCGAGAAAGAAAACCTCGATGTCATCCCTGCCGATGATGAGTTTCTCCGCAAAAGTGCAGGGCTGTGCTTGCAGTACCTAACCTCTCTGCGAGCCAAGTGCCAAGCACCTGTGGAGGATATTCGCGAGCGTCGTTATGTAGTACTTGATCAGTTTGGTCACATCGATCACGTCATGGTTCACGGAACCAGTGCAGAGTTGGTGGACTACAAATTTGCATGGGGGAAATACGAGGCTGACTCGCCTCAATTTTGGGCTTACGCAATCGGGATTTTCCACGCGCACGCAAAAGTTGAAACGCTCACTGTTCACGTCGTTCTCCCCTTCCAAGGGATCATCGACGTTGTGACTTGGACTCGCTCAGAAGACTTGGATCGCCTCGTAGCGCAAGTAACGGCAATCATTGAGGCCGCGAAGCGTAACGACCCAGCGGCATACCTCACAGGGGGTCATTGTGCATGGTGCGCTCACCGCGCCGAGTGCCCGAAGCTCAACAGCCTCGCACTTACCATCGCCAGTAAATATCAGCCCGACGAGCTGGCACTCCCACCGCAGTTCGATCCCGCAATCATCACTGACCCTGAGAAAATGGCATTGGCGAAAAAACTCTCACCGATCTTAAAAGGATGGGCTGAGAAAGTGGACGCCCGCGCCCTAGAGCTTCGACTCTCGGGAGTGGAAATTCCAGGTTGGGAACTTGCTGAACGCGCCTCAGCGTTTGACATAACTGACCCTCAAGCGGCATGGGAAGTCGTGAAAAATAAAATCACCCCTGAAGCTTTCGCAGCTTGCGCCAAACTAAAAATTGGCGAACTAGAAAAAGCGGTTTCACGCACCGCAGAACGAGGGCAAATGGCTAAAGCTAAAACAGCTTTACGGGATGCTCTCATTGACGCGAACGCAGCAAAAGTAGAGGGAACGATTCTTTTTTTGAAAAAGTCAAAAAATAATTGAACGGATTCAAAGATTAAGCGTCTCATGTAATAACCCCATAACCAGAACAGCAAAACTAAACTACTAAAATACTAAAAATGGCAACCATATCATTCGACGAAATCGAAAACACGAAACAACTCGCAACAACGCAGCCGGAGGCAAACGCGCTCGCGAATATCAGCACCAATGACTACTCCGAAAAGGGGCTCATCGGCGATTGGAGCGCAAGCGACACGAAGCTCCCGCGCATAAACCTCGTCAACAAAACGGGCGTTCTCGCGGATCAATTTAGCCCAGGGACTTGGGTTTTGGACAAGCAACACCAGATCAGTCAAATTGATCCAAAGGACAAGAAAAAAGGAGTCCCACTTCGCGTCATCGCGCTTCAGATGATGAAGCAGTATCAGGAAAATATCCCATACGACGACCGCGAAAACACGCCTGTCCGAATGTTCTCCACAGCCGCACAGGTGCGGGATGCAGGGGGACAGGTGCATTGGACTCGTGGCGCAAATTTCTTCTCGGAAATCGCAACCGTGGAGTTCCTAATTCAAGCAATCGAAGGGTTGAGTGAAGAGAGCGAATCGTTGTTCTACAACATAGCTTCTGATGGCACTCGCTACACACGAGCCGTAGCTACTTTCGCTTCAACCTCATTCAGCGGTGTCGCGGTTCCAATTGCAACTTCGCTTCGCACACACCTCGCGGCTTGCGGTCTTAAAGGTGGGCAGTGGGATTTAAGTTCGCTCATCACAACTAAAGCGGACAAGTCATGGTGGACACCAACAATTCGTTCGGCAGGTCTCGTAACTGAGGCCCAAAAAGAACTCATTAACACACTCCCCTGAGTCAACAAATGGGTTGCATGGAGTAATAACCATGCAACCTATATCTCTTATGGAAAAACGATTCACCAAGATAGTTAAAAACCCAGAAACAGGACGGACTAAAACCGTCAAGTTCGGTCAAGCTGGCGCGGCAAAAGACGGGGGAGACCGTATCAGGCCAGGTACAGCAAAGGGGGACGCTTACTGCGCTAGGTCAGCAAAAATAAAGGGAGATTGGAAGTCAGACCCTAATAGCCCGAACAACCTGTCCCGCAAAAAATGGAAATGCAATGGAAGCAAGTCGTCAAAATGAAAGCCACGCTAGAATTTAATCTTCCAGAAGAACAGAATGAGCATCTCTACGCCCTCAAGGGTGTGGACGCTTTGCTAGTCATCGATGACCTGCTCAACGAAATCAGGTCGCTACTCAACCACGATGGCGGCTCGCTTTCTAAGTGGAGGGACGAAGAAGGGGAGTTTGTTAAGCCAGACTACACGACCGTTGAGATTGTCCGTGACGTTCTCATTGAGTTGAAACAAGAGAGACAGTTGCCAGAGCTAATATAATGATTTGTGCTATTGATTTCGAGTCGTACTACGACAATGAAACCAGCGTCACGACGCTAGGTGGATGGCATTACGCACGGGCGACTGACATCTACCTAGTGTCTATGGCGGGGGACAATGGGCTCCGCTTCGTCGGGCGCCCCAAGGATGCGCCTTGGGAGCTAGTGAACGGGGCGACTTGGATCATGCACAATGCGGCATTCGACCTGACGCTACTAGGTTGCCTCGTTGAAAAAGCGATCGTCCAGCCTGTTTACGCAGAGAAGGTCTACGATACCGCCGACATGACCGCTTTTTTCAGCTACCCCCGCTCTTTAAAAGAGGCATCTCATCATTTGCTAGGGATGGAAATCTCAAAAGACGTGCGGGATAAGATGAAAAAGAAGCAATGGGCAACCATGACCCCAGACTTTCAGGAAGATGTTCGGAAATATGCCCTCTCAGATGCCGAGAATACACTGAATCTTTGGCTCAAGCACGGGGACCAGTGGCCCGAGCGCGAAAGGACAATTTCTAAGCTCACACGCGAGATGACAATGCGTGGAGTGCCTGTAAATATAAAGAAGTTACGCGAAAGTGCTATAACTTTATCCGAAACGAGTGAAAAAACACGCGATCTCCTGCCTTGGCACCCCGACCGCCCTGCGTTATCGCTTCACGCGGTCAGGGATCAATGCACTAAGGAGGGGATTTGGGCTCCAGAGAGCTTTGCGGAGAAAGAAGACGACGCTCAGAGGTGGGAAGAGGAGTTCGCCGACAAGTATCCGTGGGTATCCGCCATTCGCGAACACCGAAAGGCCAACAAGCACCTTAAAACCATCCAAACCATGCTCACTCGCACCCGTCCATGCGGTCGAATGGGCTACGATTTGAAGTATTTTGGGGCTACCACAGGCCGCGACTCGGGATCAGGCGGTTGGAACGCTCAAAACCTACCACGAGACGTAGTTTCAGGCGTAGATATTCGCTCCCTCATCGAAGCCCCAGAAGGGAAGATGCTTGTGGTCTGCGACCTAGCTCAAATTGAAGCCCGTTGCATACTTTATCTAGCCCGAGATAAAGCCACACTTGATGTACTCCGCACTGGCGTTGATGTTTACGAAGCTCATGCTCGGGCGACGATGGGCTACACTGACCCTCGTCCCCTTAAAGATGTCGATAAAGCATTACGCCAACTGGCTAAAGCTCGCGTCCTAGGGCTTGGATTCGGGTGTGGAGCTAACAAGTTCCAAGTCGTAGCGAAAATGATGGCGGGGCTGGAGATTTCACCGCAAGAAGCGGAACGAGTAGTCAAAGATTACCGCAAGTCAAATCCGCAAATCGTGGCACTCTGGAAAGAGCTAGAGGACTACCTCAGACGGTCACAAGGACAACACCTGACTGTTACGCTCCCGAGCGGTCGTCAACTCATATACCGCGACATCAAGGGAGGATACGAGTCCTCTGGAGTAATACCACGCAACGGCAAGATGCTCCGCAGCAAACTTTACGGCGGGCTGTTAGTTGAGAATCTCACTCAAGCTTTTGCCCGCGACATCTTCATGGATCGAGTGGCGGCAGTAACGGAAAAAGGCTACGAGGTTATACTCCGCGTACACGACGAAGTTGTCTGCCTAGTTGATGAAGCAACCGCAGAAGACGCCAGAAAAGAGATCGAAACCATAATGTCAACAACGCCAGAGTGGTGCAGGACGCTGCCAGTAGGCGCGGAGGCAGATGTAATGAAGCGGTATGCAAAATAGTGAGCTAGACCCACTAGGAGTCCGGTCAGTTCTATGCGCCATAATCGAGCAGGCAGTCCACGACGCAAAATTCTGCAAAGGCACAAATAAATCACTAGCAGTTAAGTTTCTAAGTTCAGACACTTACGAAACGGTATGCACAACATTAAAGCTTCCAGCAGAAGCAATTAGAAATTCAGTTTATGACACAAGACATAATCCGAGTAAAAAATGGAAAAGGCGACAAGCCAAGAAAGGGCTTCGATTACAAGAAGTTCAGGGAGAACTACGACTTGATCTTCAAGAAGGAGGAACCGAAAAATGATGACCCTCAAAAGCCCGAGTGAGTTCGGAATAGCCGAATGCCCTCCGTCAGGGGAAGGATGCCATCGCTGGCTCATGTCAGCGGTGAGCGCCTTGATGCGTAATGAGATCGAAGAAGACGAAATTATCGACCTTGTTACCGAGTGGATGACCCGCCCCCCGCAGCCAAGCGAGATCGAGAATACGATCCGCAAAGCAACGCAGGGAGCGCCAACATCAGCCGAGTATATCCCGAAGTTCACCGTTGACCCAACCGCAGTCAAGCGACTCACGGCACAAGGGCCGACCAGCTTCGAGGAGATCAAGGCATTGAGCCCGATCGATCCAGACTGGATTTCGCTTACTGGAACACTCAGAGCCATCTTTGGGCCTAACGAAAAAACTATTATCTTCACCAACGACCGCACGCAAGGGCAGCTCGTATGGTCACACTCAACCACGCAGGAAGAACTCGATAGAGTCATCCGGCACAACCAGAACGGTGCTTGGTTTTTAATGAACCCAGTCACCGGAAACTACCAACAGATCGAACGTCTTGGGAAAGCAAGTCGTCGCTCCGAGGAAAACACAACAAACTTCAAATACGCTCTCATCGAAAGCGACAATATAGCACCTGAACTATGGCTCACGATCCTGAAACAACTCCCAATCCGCATCACATCTATAACCTCGTCGGGGAACTCATCGGCACACGCCCTAGTGCAAGTGTCAGCAGCCAACAAAACCGAGTGGACGAGAATAACTCGCGACCTCGCGTCGATAGTAGTCCCATTGGGAGCTTGCCCAGGGAGCCTGACAGCAGTGAGGCTGACGAGACTTCCGAAGGTGGTGAGGACGGACAACCAGAGGGAGCAGAGCCTCCTGTTTCTGAACCCGAATCCGATGCTGCTGCCTATAGGGCTTTTGCCCAAGCGAGCGGTATAGGGTCGATGGTCGATCCAGCGGCGTTTGACGACCTAGCCTACGACGGTAAGGGATTCTACGACAGAGCGTCAGACGGATTCTGGAGACCTCTTAGCGCCTCTATGGTATCCAGCCACGTCAAAGTTCGCGGGTTCTCGACCAAGGCAGCTAAGGGCCAAGCGGCGTCCCCATTCGACAAGGCGATGCTAACTATCCTGAAAACTCGCCGCGTAGATGGAGCAGCCCCATTCCTCTACGACAAGAACGACATTGTAGATAAGTCAGGTCGCAAGTTCCTAAACCTTTCCTTCGTGACGGTCATGCAGCCAGCACCGACCGAAGCCGCTTGGGGAGAGAAGTTCCCGATCATCGCTCGCGTGTATGATAACGTCTTCGCATCAGATACCTACAAGTTCCTTTTCTTTGCTTGGTTCAAACGCTTCTACTCCACCGCCCTAGCAGGCGACCCCGCCATCGGTCAAATCTTGGCCCTTGTTGGTCCGGTTCACTGCTACAAATCATGGACGATCCATAAAATCCTCAAGCCAGCAATGGGCGGGTTTGCAGATATGTCAAACATGGCAAACGGTCAAAGCGGTGGGTTCAACGCCGAAGTCTTCCGCGCCCCGCTCGCAGTTATTGACGATTCCCAAGGAGCCAGCAGCGAGGATAAGCGTCTTGCCTACGCCAGCGCCCTCAAGAAACTCGTCGCCCACGGAAGTCACATGTACCACGAGAAGTACCAGACACCTACTGAGGTCGAATGGCGTGGTCGCGTTGTCCTAGCCCTCAATGATGATCCCGTGTCTATCCGACTCATGCCCACGATGGAACTCTCCAACGCAGACAAAATCATCGGCGTCTATTTGAAATCTTGGGCAGACCACCCCGCATCCAATGTCTTCGACAACATTGAAACAACAGAACTCCCTCACTTCCTCGCTTGGCTTCTTAGCTGGACTCCGCCAGCCGAGCTTATTGACAACCGTGGTCGCTACGGAATCCGCGCTATCGTAGCAAACGAGATCAAGGAGAAGCAGTTTCAATCCTCCTACACCGGAGCCGTCCACGAGAAACTCAACGAATGGTGGTCACGGCGCACAGCACCAGAGAGGCTAACTCCATTTGTAGGAACGGCATCAGCGATCCTAGAGGAATTGGGGGCCTGTTTCAGAAACAGCCCTGAACAACTCCGAGGTCTCAACCAAACCATCCTCTCCTTCAAGCTCCGCGAACTCGCGGCACGGGGGGACCTGGGAGTTGAAGTCCTTCCGAAGTCGCCACTATCTAAGAAATCCCTCAAGTTCAAGATTTACCTCCCTTGGGTGGACGCTCCAGAACCCGTAACTTATGATGCTCGGCAATAATGTAATAACCGAGTAACCAGATTAGGCAAGCCGTTGAGTGCCTTGGCCGTGGTGGGAGTTCAGGTCTCCTTCCTCTTTCTAACTCGTACACCCGCCGCGAGTGGCCTAACCACGGAAGGCGGGTACCCACTTTACAAATAAATCAAAATAATGGAATCCGAAAAAACACCAGCCGAACAGCGGAGGGCACGACGTAAGCGCAATGCTATTTCCAGGGCAGAAAGCGCCCCGATAGAAGATGTTGCCCCAGTGAATAATAGTATCAAGGAAGCGCCCGAGCATGTAGACCTAGGGGAACTCCTCTTCACTAGAGAAATTGCATGCCAAATAGTTAAACGCGCATGGTACGACATCAAAGGGGACAAAGAAGAAGAATACGTAAGGCAGTCTGACAACAACAGCAGGGAAAAATACAGGCGTAGTGCCATTCACTTCCTAGGGAGCAAAGCCTTCGAGACCATCTGCGATGCCGTAGGTCTTCCAGCAGACAGAATTAGAATAGCAGCACTTAAATAATTATGGCGAAACAATGCCCCAAATGCCACACCGACTCAATGGTATCCGACTCCCGCAAAATGGGAAACCGCGTTATGCGCAAACGATACTGCAAGAAACTTGGCTGCTCGCTTCAATGGACAACCTACGAAGTCCACGAAAGCGAAATAGAAAAATTCGAAGACATGAACGAAAAACTCAAAGGCTTTAGAGCCCTACTAGGACTTAAATGACATACGAAACACGAACAACGAAGATCATAGTCGGGGTCAAAGGGGAACAGACAATGAATCAAAGACTCAAGGACTCACTGCTCAACCCCGAGGACTTCCCCCAGGTTCAAATGAACGTAGGTAGGCATACCTATGCTACAGGACTCACGGTTAAGGCGTTTCCGTCGTTTAATACGCACAAAATTACCATCGGGGCATTCTGCTCCTTCGCCGAAGGCATTACCATCATTGCGGGAGGGGAACACTTTTATCAAAGATTCACAACCTTTCCGATCAATCTCATCTGCGAATACCAGAACCTACCTTGGCACGAAGGCAGCAAGGGGGACATCACCATAGGAAACGATGTCTGGGTTGGCTACGGGGCCACGATCCTGTCCGGCGTGACCATCGGCGACGGTGCCGTCATCGGAGCGAGGTCCGTCGTCACAAGCGACATCGAACCCTGCACCATTGTAGCAGGCAACCCTGCTAAGTTCATCAAGAATCGCTTCGACCCCGACACGCAAGACAAGTGGATTGCGAGTCAGTGGTGGAGTTGGAACGACGATTCAGTGCTTCAATTATTCAAGGCTACAGTGGAAAGTCCGACAATGGAGATAAGTGAAATAGTTTAAGGCGCACGAAATCCATAAGCGCGTAAGTAAAGCGCATATAAACCGCTCTTGAGATATACTTCAGGAGCGGTTTTTTGCTTCGAGGCGGGGGGTCTAGCCCGTTTCGGGGGGTGCACGAAAGGCAGACAGATTTATAAAAACATGCCGCACAAGTGTTTATACCGACAGCGGGGGGTTGGGGGG